GCCGTCATCCACGGATTCTGCCAGGATGGCGATTCCGAGTTCACGGGCTCCGTTGCGTATCTCCAGGCCTGGACCGGGCTTTCCTACCAGGGAACGGCCAATGTGCTGAAATCACTGGTGCAGAAGGGTCTGCTGGCAAAGGTATCCGAAACCAGGAACGGCATCATATACTGCCGTTACCAAACTTTATACCCTCCCAAAAAACTTGGGACCCTCCCAAATCATTTGGGGACCCCCTCCCAAAAAACTTGGGATAATATAGATAGTATAAATAATACACCTAAAGGTGTAAATATATCTATACCCCCTACCCCCTTCAATTTCCGTCAATCTTTGATTGGTTTGGGAGTAGAGGAGGAAGTTGTGGATGACTGGCTCCGCGTGCGTAAGGCAAAGAAGGGTGTGAACACCAAAACCGCCTTTGCCGCCATAGAAAAGGAAATCCTCCTGGCGCAGGCTGCTGGGCAGTCCGCCACCGCTTGCATCCGCCTGGCTGCAGAGAAGTCCTGGGTGGGATTCAAGTGGGAGTGGATGGAGAACGAACTTTCCAGCCGATCATCCAGGCCAGCTGCCGTCACTGGAAAGGGCGCACCTCGCCGCGGCACTACCGCCGTGGATAGGATGCTGGAACTGGGCGCAACGATGTTTGGACCTCAAAAACCAGTGTACGATGAGCAGTAAGGAAACACCCGTAGTCCAGGCTCCGACCCTGGTGCAGTACAATCCGAAGGTGGACCTGGTGGAAATCCGCCGCCACCCGGAACTCTATCCGCGCATCAAGACCACTCCGGATGAGGAGGCGGTGAACAAGATGACCACTATGGTCTATGCCGCTTTCCTCTACCGAGGCCAGGATGCGACTACCACTACCATCCGCTTTATCGCCAACGCCCTGGTGGCGGAGATCAAGGCGGACACCAAGTTTGGCCTGGGCTCCCTCTCCTGGGAGGAGATAGGCCGCACGATTCGCCTGGCGGTCCTGGGCGGAGGCAAGGAGATGTACGGGGTATCCGTGGCATCCCTCTATGCCGCCCTGGTGGAATATGCCAAGACCGAAGGCCACGATGCGGAGCGCCGGGCCTCTCAATCCTATTAATCCTTTTCACCGATGAGAACACCATTGAAGATAGAGAAACGCATTGCCGATGAGTTGGACGGCATCCGCAAGATGGCCGCTCTCCTTCCCGCTGGCAAAGCCAACGCACTCCTTAACAAGTGCGGCAAGATAAGCAGTTACGCCAGGAAGGCCCAGGCGATGGTGGATGCGCCCGTAGGATGCCTATTCCCGGCAGAAACCCATGCGGGTGTGATAGACACCAATGAGGACATCGCCGCCCGCTACAATGCCAAGAAGGCGATATTTGATGCAATGACCCGTGGCCGCAGGGTATCCCTGGAAAATGAGGCGGAGTTCCGCACCAGGGAGATGCACACGCAGATTTGCATTATACGCAGGGAAATCCGCGAGAAGAACCTGCCCTGGATACTCTGCGATGAGGAGGTCCGCCCGGACCCCGCCCGCCGAGGATACAAGAGATACTGGTTGATACCTAAAGAACAAGACAATGAATAGCACTATTGCATTTTTCGCCGGGCTGGCTATAGGTGCCGCCCTGGGTTTCCTGGTAACCATCATCCTCTTTTGGGTGGCCAAGCACTACCCGGAGTTGGAGGACCCCTATGATGAAGATGACATTTATTAACCACCAATAGTTTTCAGTATGGCAAGTTTGAACAAAGTTCTCCTCATCGGCAATGTTGGCCGTATTGAGGTACGCACCTTCCAGGACGGAAAGGTTGTGAACGCAAGCCTCGCAGTGAGCGAGAGGTACACCAAGCGGGATGGAACCCAGGTAGAGGATACCACCTGGTTCAACCTGGTAGTGAACGGCAAGTTGGCCGATGTCTTTGACAAGTATGTGCAGAAGGGTGACCGCCTCTATGTTGAGGGACGGCAGCGCCAGCGCAGTTACCAAACCCGCGAGGGAGAGGAGAAGTACATTTGGGAGGTAGTGGTGATGGCAATGCAGATGCTCTCCGCCAAGAAGGAGGATGATGCCAACGCAGCTGCCCCTGCTCCTGCCAGCGATGATCTCCCGGAGGATTTCAGTTAAGTCACTACTATGTATTGTTCCGATTGCTTTTTCTTTTCCGACCTGGGCCGTTGCAAGAATCCCAAATCGCACCGCAGTGATGTGGGGTATTTCCAAAAGGCCGGGCCGTGCTTTGCGGAAAGGCAACCGGAGAAGGAGATACCAGTTATGGCAGAAGAACAAAAGGAGATCAAGAGAGTGTGTGCCGACTGCGGACGGGAACTCCCGCTGGAGCAGTTCGCCCGCAACCGCAGCGGCTACACCAAATACTGCAAGGAGTGTATGAAGGCCCGCAGGGGCATCGGCAAGCAGGGCCGGGGTGACTACCGCCTTCATACCTCTCCTCTCAATGTCGGCATAGCAGCGATAAGCGATGATGCGCTGATGGCCGAACTCCACAAACGCGGCTGGTCCGGCCATCTCACCAAGACCATAGAGATGGATGTATGAGCAGGGTGTACGATAACCTCAAGGTTGGTGACCAGGTGACCTGGCAGAGTGTCAATGGCAACCCCTCCGGCATCGTGGAGGAGATTGATGAACGCGGTGCCCTGGTCCGCCTTCCTTCCGGCAAGTATGTCATCCTCGCCACACCGGAATCGCTGCAGCATATTCAAGACAAACGAAAGCAAGTACACAATGGACCTTCAAGAAATAAGAATCGGCAATAGGGTACGAATCCCCGCCACGGAGCGAAATGGGGGGGGTATCATTACGCCAAAGTAACGGACATAGTTGAGGACCTTTTCGGCGGATCACCCATAGTGATAGTCAAGGTGCCAGTCCTCAAATGCGATAAAGCGGTAACCCCGGCCTCGCTGGAGCCCGCCCGTAAACCTCAATCTTCAACCAAAAACCCGGACAAGGCCGGGGGTCCAGGTGAAAGCCCTGGGGATATTGATAGGTAGTTCTTCTCAAAAACCAAAACCCTGGGAGGGGGGGGTTCCCAACCAGGGTTCCGATACAACCCAATGTTTAACTCAAAACAAAAGTCATTATGAACAAGAAAGACAATGTACGCCGTATTGGCACTGCACCCGCACCCCTCACCGAGGAGGAAATCAAGGCCAACCAGGCCAGGTTCTTTATGCAGAAACGCGAATCGTTTGCCCAGGGCATCCTCTACAACTTCTGCAACAACCCCGCAATGGCGGACAAATCCCCTGCGGAACTGGTGAAGAAGTCCATTGACACCGCCGATCATCTTATGAAGGCCCTTTATGTGGACCCGGTGCCGGAGTTTGATGAAATCGGCAAGGAGGGCAAGTAATGAAACTCAAGCACACCCAGGCCAAGAAGGCCCGCCGCCTCAACTACTGGCCCGCCTATCAAAAGTTCTTCTACGGGATGTCGGTGTTTATGCGCCGTGTCCAGGGATACTATGGTGCTGATGCCGTAGGCTTTTCCGCCAGGCACCGGGAACTGGACAACGCCGTGGAGGGCTACAAGTCCCGCCTTGCGCTGCAGTCCAACGGAGTACACGCCCAGGCGAGATAATGGGCATCTACATCGGCATAGACCCCGGAGAGAATACCGGGATGGCAGTATGGGATAGCGCCTCCAGGTCCTTCCTGGAGGTGACTACCCTGCCGCTATGGAAAGCCCTGGAGGAGGTGAGGCGCTGGCACTATGCGTGCCTCCTGGCCCCCGTCAAGGTGGATTTCCTGGTAGTCTTTGAGGATGCCCGCCAGCGCACCTGGTTCAAGCCGGAGATGAGCCGCAGCGAATACCGCGGCAAGTTGATGGGCGCAGGTGCCGCCAAGCGGGATTCCAAGATATGGGAGGAGTTCCTGGAGGCGCAGCACATCACCTTCCGTGCAAGGGCACCACACGCCGGGGGAACCAAGTGGAACAAGGAATACTGGTACCAGGTAACCAAATGGAAGGGCCGTACCAGTGAACACGCGAGGGATGCCTCCCTCCTGGTAATGGGCTTGTAGTATGACACGGAGCGAGATAGTTGAGGCTTTGGCAAAGGAGCGCCGCGTTGAGCAGATATGTTCAATGATAACGCACCTCCCTGCCGGGGACCCGGACCTCCTGGACCTGGGCCAGCACATCTACCTCGTTCTCCTGGAATACGATGAGGCGAAACTGCAGGACCTATGGGACAACGGGGAAATCAACTTCCTCATCGTGCGCCTGGTCATCAACAACTTCCGCTCCGCCAAGTCCCGTTTCCACTACCTATTCCGGGTGTTCCGCTCCCGGTCTATATCACTCACCGGGCTTGACTTCCCGGACAATGCGCAGTAACGATGGATGAGAAAGAGATAGTCAAGGACTACAAGACCATACGCGAGGATTACACCTTCAACCCGGACATCTTCAACGATGAGCCGGAGAGGATCGCCCGCGTGAAGTACATAATCAACTGCCGCCTCAACCAGGTGGACCGCACCCTCATCATCCTCTATGCCGACTGCCAAAGTTACCGGAAACTGGGCAAGCGCCTGGGCCTCTCCCATACCACCATCCGTGGCGAGATAATGCGAATCAAGGCGGAGATACTCCGCATCTACAAGGAACTGGAAGAAAATGACAATAGAACTGAACGATAGCATCCTCCGGGATGCCGTTGCGACCTGGGGCGAGAGTTCCCAGGTGGATATGCTGGTTGAGGAAACATCCGAACTCCTCAACGCGATAATGAAGTACAAGCGGGGCCGGGCATCCGTTGAGGATGTGCTTACCGAGATAGCGGATGTAGAGATTATGTTGGGGCAGATGGAGGTGATCTTCGCCCAGGGTAGGGAGATTGACTTGTTCTGCGAGAGGCACCGCAAAATGGAGCGCCTGGCTGACCGCCTGGTAAAGTACAAGGAGGTACACCAATGATAGAAGAAATAACCAATGGTCTTATAGCGGCTACCAACAATAGCCTTGAGAAAATTATAGCAGATGCCTTCCGCCGTCATTTCGGCTATGATATACAATTTGCCGACAAGGAGGAACTGCAGCACCTTATCACAGAAGGGGAGGAACTCCAATCCTTCCAGTATTGCCACGAAACCTTCCTCTATATCTCCGGATGGGAAACGAAGTATGAATTTGATAGTGTCGGAGCGAAGGTGAAGGTGTTGATGAAAATGAAATATAAAATGGTATGAACATCTATATTGAACTCCTCCTGGTGGCCGTTGTGGTCATCTTCATTGTGGACATCTCCGGCTGGACTGACACCTGGCTGGGGTGGCTCTCCAAGTTCACCACCAAGTATGGCCGCGGCCCGGTGCGGGATTTTCCGCCCTTCTCCTGCAGCCTATGTATGACCTGGTGGTGCTGCCTGGCCTGGCTCCTCATCCGTGGCCAGTTCACACTCCCGCTGGTTGCCTATTCCGCTGGGCTTGCTACTTTTTCAAATACGATTCAAAATTTGTGTATATCTATAAGAGAGGTGCTGAATAGACTGCTCCTGCTGATAGAGAGATGGATAATGAAAGACTGACACCTTACCTGCGCCGCCGCTGCCTGGACCTCAAGGTTGAGGACCGCGTAGCCCTGGTAAGGATAATGACCGAGAGCCTCACCCAATCGGTGCGGACGGAGAACCAGGTGAACGAGCGCCTGGCGCAGATGGGCAGAACGATGGCGGCGCTGACCGGGTTGGAGATAACCCACCGATGCCGTAAGGCCGAGTATATGCGCGCCCGCACCATATTCGCCTTCACCGCACGCCAGGAGGGAATCACCCAGCAGAACATAGGTGACTACCTGGGACTGAACCACTCAACCATCCACAATATGGAGAAGAAGATGTGCGATGTCTTTGATGTTCCCTCCTGCTGGCCGGACTACATAGAATTGTACAACCTATTTACAACTGCTATATTATGACAAAGCAACTGAACAAAGAACAACTCCACACCCTGGAGAAGTATGAAAGATACTTCGCCCAGGCGGTGGGTGCCCGCTACTGCTCCTATCCTGGCCAGGCCGGAGTGACGGAGATGCTGGGCATTTGGAACGAAGTGACCGGAGAGGGCCGCAAGATTCGCCAGGGATGCTCCACCTGCATCTTCCACCTGGTAGTGGACCTGGGAACCCTTTACCTGGCGCAGAAGGCCGAGGCCGCAAAGGAGAAGGCCAAGCAGGAGGAGGAAAAGCGCATCGCCGCTGAACTTGCCGCCAAGAAGGCAGAGGATGAGGCCGCAGCAAAGGCAGCTGCCGAGGAGGCTGCAGCCAAAGCCGCAGAGGCAGAAAAGCAGGGTGGTACTTCGGAAAATCCGAACACCCAGTCTGCTGAAAAACCTGCAGATGAAAAAGCGGCCCAGGAAGGGCCAGCCCCTTCGGATGGCACAACTACCCAGCAGAAACCCAAAGGCCGCTCCAGGGCAAAAGGAGAGGGCAAAAAAGGGCAAAAGTAAACCAGTCCGCCTTGCGGTCCTTGAACGGGCCGCAGGGTGCCAAGAATTGTGATATGCTATACAACCTTTCAACCGAGTTGGACCGCCAGCGGTTCCAGGCGAAAACCGAACTGCTCCTTAAGCGGGGAGTGGTGGTGGAACTGACCGAGAAGATGCAGCGCACCAGGGCGCAGAACAACTACCTGCACCTGCTCATCGGTGTGGTCGCAATGGAAACCGGGAACACCCTGGCCTACTGCAAGGAGGTCTACTTCAAGCGCATCGCCAACCCCGGATTGTTTGTGCAGCATTATACTGACACCCTCGCCGGGGAGGTGGAAATCCTGCGATCATCCGCAGACCTTTCAAAGGAGGAGATGCAGGAGGCCATTGACCGATTCAAGCGCTGGGGTGCCGAAAACGGGTTCTACCTTCCGAACCCAGGTGATGAAAGCCTCCTCCAGGCCATTGAACTGGAGATGTCAAGGATGAAAGCATATTTGTGATATGGCAAACGAGAATCTATACCCGCCAGTGCATTTCCCGGAAAGGGGAAGGCCGCTGAAATACACACCCAAGAGGCTCCAGGAGAAGTTCGTGGAGTATGTCAAGTGGTGCAAGGATAACCCTATTGTCATCGGTACGGAAATCAAGAACACCTCCGTGGAGGGAATCTCGTATGGCAGCAAGACCATTGAGAATAAACCGCGCCTGGTGTCCATCGGCGGTTTCCTGGTCTACATCGGTGCGACACGCAGTTGGTGGGGGGAACTTGACCGGGCAAAGCAAGATTTTTCCGCAGTCAAGGACCTTATACGCGAGTTTTGCGAGGCATACCAAAAGGAGATGGCCGCTGCAGGCATCTTCAACGGAAACATCATCTCCAGGCTCCTGGGCCTCGTTGATAAGCAGCAGCAGGAGCAGCGCATTGAAAACCGCATAGTGGTGGAGAACCAGGACCAGGCGGAGAAGATAAAGTCCATCGGTGACATAGAATAGTATGGCTGACATTGCCTTTACCCCGGTATTTTGGAAGTTGTATGATGCGGCGGCTAAACACCCCCGCTACATCTCTATGCCTGGGGGAACGCGAAGTGGCAAGACCTATTCCATCCTCCAGTTCCTTCACCTTCTCATACCGAAGGCGGACAAAGCCGGGGACATCACCTCCGTTGTATCCGAAACCCTGCCGCACCTCAAGCGAGGTGCCATCCGTGACTTTGAGCGCATCATCGGGCACCCGCTCAAGGCGGACCCTGCCTGGAACGCCAGTGACCTGGTATACACCTACCCCAACGGAGCCAAGTTGGAGTTCTTCTCCGCGGACACCTCCGGCAAGGTCCTGGGCCCTGCCCGTAAGCGCCTTTTCATCAACGAGTGCAACCACATCCAGTATGAAACCGCCAGGCAGTTGTTTGTGCGTACCACCGGGCTCATCATCCTGGACTACAACCCTGCCAATACCTTTTGGGCCATTGAGCAGATTGAGCCCAGGGCCAACTGCATCACCATCCACTCCACCTACAAGGACAACTCCTTCCTCACCGCGGAGCAGGTGGCGGAGATTGAATCCAACATCAATGATCCGAACTGGTGGAAGGTGTACGGCCTGGGAGAACTGGGTGCCCTGGATGGTGTCATCTACACCTTTAAGCAGATTGACACGATGCCGGAGAAGGGTGACCTGGTTGAGGTCTGCGGCATAGACTTCGGATTCAATGACCCCACCTCCATAGTGCGCTGCCTGGCTGACCGCCGCAAGAAGGTGGCCTACATTGAGCAGCTGGCCTACCGCAGGTTTATGAAGAACGATGCCATTGCCCAGGTCCTGGTGGATGCGCAGGTCCCCAGGAGTGTCCGCATATGGGCCGATGCCGCGGAGCCCAAGAGCATCCAGGAGATTGGGGATATCACCCACCTCAACATCAAGGCCTGCGATAAGTCCGCACCCGTCAAGAGTGACCGCCGCAAGTTCCAAATCCAGTGGCTCCAGGGGTGGACCCTCTACATCACCAAAGCCAGTGTGGACCTCATCAAGGATATGAGGAACTACTGCTGGGAGAAGGATGCGGACGGCAACATCACCAATGTCCCCATCCACGCCTGGTCCCACGGACCGGATAGTCTGCGCTATGCACTATTCAGTGAGTTCGCTGGCAACACCGGGCAGTACAACATTTCATTTGTCTAAACCATTGCGATATGATAAACAACTATGAGGCCCTGGACCTGGGCCGCTTTATGAAGATTGACCGCATCCTCCACACACCCCAGGAGGAGATTGACAAGCAGGTGCAGATAGTGGCCATCCTGGCTGATATGACCGAGGATGAGGTGCTGCACCTCCCGTTGGCTGACTATTCCTCTATGGCGCTGCAAGCGGCCTTCCTGGGGGATCACTGCGAACCTGCGGAGATGGACGGCAAGCCCATCCAGGCAGGAGGCCTGCTCCTGGTACCCACCAGTGACTTCACCAAGATAACCACCGCCCAGTATGTGGACTTCCAAACCTTCGTGAAGGACTTTCCTGGAACCCTGCCGGAACTGCTCTCTTGTTTCCTGGTTCCGGAAGGAAAGCAGTACAACACCGGGTATGACATCGCCCAGGTGCAGGAGGCGGTGCGCTGCATCACCCTTCCCCAGGCCATTGGGCTGACCGCTTTTTTTTTCAAGAGATTCAACGAATCAA